CGGCCCCATCCAATTAGTGCGAGCCCTTGGTGATGATGGCCTGCGCGAGCGCAGTGCCGTCGAGCACCTTGTAGCCGTAGACCTGAAGGCCGCGCATGACCTGACCGAACGTCAGCTCGGAGCGCAGCGTCTCCATCTGGGTCATCTGCGACGCGAAGGTCATCGCGTGGCTCTGGCCGGCGTAGACGATGAACTCGCCTGCAACCAGACCACCGGCGGTACCGAACGGCATCAGGTTCGAGGTGTACAGCGTGAAGCGGTCCACCATGCCGAGACGGCCGTTGCGCAGCATCGAGACGCTATCGCCGGACAGGTAAGCCTGACGGAGCTCCGAACGCTTGACCATGACGGCGGTCCACGTCGGCATGACGATCCAGCGTCCCGTCTCCGGGATGTTCTGCTCGTCGAGCACCTGACCCAGACGCATCATCATGTCGAGTACGTCGACTTCACCGCCGGTCGGTGAACCGGTGACGATGTTGAGCGGCGTACCCGAGACACCGAGGTTGATCGCGCCGGTGATCGCACCCGCAGCGATGCCACGGTTGGCGGCAGCGGCCTGATCCTTGATGCCGAGGAGCACAGCACGATCAATCACGATCTTCATCTGCTCGCCGGCGTCTTCGGCCCACATCGACATCAGGTTGATGTCGCTCTGGACCTTCATCACGTCGTCGAGGATCGTGTTGAAGTACTGGCCCTGATCGATGTTCAGGATCACTTGGTTGCCCTGCGGACGCTCCAGTTCGAGCGCGGCATCAGCGAGGTAGGGGCGGATGGTGATGGTCGGCTTGGTGCGAATATGCACCTTGTCGCCATGCGCCTTGATCTCGCCTTCGTAGTCGGTGTTCGAGATGGCCGCCAGCACGGTGGAGGCGTAGAACTTCTCGATGAGCTTGCCGCTCCAGATTTCCGGGATGTAACCCGAACCGGAGAGGCCGTTGCCCGCTGAACCGGCGGGGTAGATCGGAGGAGTGGTGACACCAGATGCGACAGGAAACGCCATAGCGCTTTGCCCTTATTTTGCTGAGATGCGAGCCTAGACGGCCCTAACTCGACCTTCGCGCTGCGCCAAGAACAGCTCCTGCTCAAGAGCATCTGCTTCGGCCTCTCGACCTCGGTAGACCCCTTTACGCTTGGCGTCATAGAACGCATTCACGTCGGCCGTGGTGATGATCTGCTTCTCAGCCGGGGCGTTGGGTTGCGCCGACGTTCTGGCTCTGCCGGGTGCCGCTAGACTTTCCAGACCGGGCTTCGGCGGCGCTTGCGGCGTGGCCGAAACAGAAGTGGGAAGTTGGACGGGGGCCTCTGCAGCCAATTCAGAAACGAAGCCGTTGAAGAATGCCAGTACCCGAGAAGTGTCGTTCTGCTCGTATGCTGACAGCAACATGCTGTTACGACTAACACCGGAATAGGGGTCTGGCAAGGCCAGCCAGCTCTTAAATTCCGGACGCACATTGATCGCGCGCCACTCCGGGAGATCGCGATCCAGATTGGCGAGCATGGTCTGCTTCGCGGTGGTCTTGGTCTGCTGCACGGTGCCGGTGAGCTTCTGCTCCAGCGATGCAACAGTGGCGCGCAGCTCAGCGAGCTCCGGGGAAATGGTCTCCTTCGCGCGGCGACCCATGACGTCGAGCATCTCGTTGCCGAAGGCTTCCTCTTCCTGCGGAGTGATCAGGCGCGTCGGCGCGGCGGGCGCGGCGGCCGGAGCGGTGGCTGCTGCGCGCTGCAGCTGCTCCACCATGTTCTCCAGTGCGGCGAGGCGGTCGGCGGCGGTAGCGAGCTGGGTCTCCAGTGCCTTGCGCCGGCGGCCTTCCTCTGAGCGCACGCGCTGCACTTCGAGCTCTGCCTCGGGCGAGAGCTGCGGCGCTGCAGGCGGGGGCGGCTCGTTACCCTGCGGGGTAACGGGGGCGGGTGCAGGCGTCGGAGCAGGAGTGGGCGTCGGAGCAGGAGCCGGCGGCGGGTCTGCGATCACGATGGTGTCGCCGGCCGGGGGCGGCGATGCAGGCTCTGCAGGGGGTGCTTGATTGGGGTATGCAGCGAGCTGGGCGGCTTCTGCTGCGGCAGCGGCGCGGAGCACTGCTGCGGGGACTTTCACATCCTTGTCGATGGGGCGGGTATCGGCACGAAGATCAGCGACACGAGTAACCATTCTAGTCTCCTTGTCGGCACCGGCACGGGGTGCGGACGGGTTGGGCGGGGATGCTGCCGCCGGAAGAAAAGCCCCGGTGGTTTTGAACCCACCGGGGGAAGTCTGGGGAGGAAACGCTTAGCCGATAACGGTGAACGTGACCGTGGATGCGGTCGCGATCTTAACCAGATACTGGCGGCGGGTGGCGATCGCCACAACGGCCGGCGTCGCCGGACCAGCGACGAACGTGACGTTACCGTCACCTGCGGTCATCGTGATCGCGCCGGAGCTGGTGTTGTCGTTGAGGATCGTCAACGTAGTGGTCGATCCGACACCCGCGTTCGGGTCGATCGTCTTCATCTGTGCGATGATCGCGGCCGCCGTCGGGGTGTTGACCACGACTGCCGTGGTGCTACCGCTGAACTCGATGAACGAGCCAACGGTTTCAGCCGCAGTCAGCGTGAACGGGCCGGCGCCCGTCTTGGTCAGATACGTCTGGTTCTTGACCGCAGTAATCAGCTGGCCGAGGTACTGGATGGCTTCCTCGTCGGACCGGACGTTGTCCGGGAAGTACGGGCTGTTGGTACCCATAGTGTAGGCTCCTATTTGATTTTTGCTGCTTCAGTGAACAGGGTGAACAGCTCGTTGCATTGGCGAGCCCCTCCCTGCGCTAGTAGTACCCGGTCGGCTGGAGCCTGTACACAGGCGCTCTCTCGATCGCGTGCGTATGCAGCTAGCTCGACCATGAACTCTGCCCACATGTTCGGCGCGGCCCTCGACAAGCGGGCGGCGGCAACCTGTAGGTTATCCTTGGGTTTCGGAGGCGCTGTCACGTCTCCTCCCCCACAATGCTAGGACCGTTCTGTACGACATCCGGACCGGCCTTCGCATACTTGACGACCGAGGTCTGGGGGTCTTTCACCAACTGGTTGACCGCGCCCTTGCTCGGGAGAATTAGCTGCGAGCCTTTGCCCGCGTGATGTGTGATCTCAACTTTCACCGGTGAGCCCCGTCATTCCGAACCCGGGCATGGCGAACGCCTGCTCGGGGAGCTTCGACTTGCTGTAGCTCTTTTTCGCACCGGGCATCAACGGTGATTTTTTCTTCGAAGCCGAAGACACTAAGCCTTTGGTCAGCGGCGACTTGCCGTTGTTCGTTAGCATTTTCGGCTTCGAAGATTTCGCCATGTTACTTGCCTTTTTTCGGCTTCGGGACGAGAGCCTTGCGGGCCTGAGTACCGTCCTGATTGACGCCGGGTTTCTTGGCCGGGAACTTACCGGCCGGCTTGCTGCCCTTGGTGAAGGGTGTGAATTTGCCCTTCGCCATTTACTTGCCCGTCTTTCCCGGCGTGCGCGGGCCGGCAGTCTGCCGTCCGAACATCTTGCCGGAGCCACCCTTGGCGAACTTGCCGCCGCTGCCCGACTGGGCCTTACCGGTGATGCCCGGAGACTTCGGACCCGCCGTCTGCTTGCCGAACATGTGGCCGGAGCCACCCTTGCCGAAAGCCGGCGAGCTCTTGCTCACGACCTTCGTCGATCCTTTACCACCACCTGCCATCTGCTTCTCCTCTAAAATCCGCCTCGACGTTATGTCAGGTCGGCCGCCTTCTGTAGAGCGATAATTGCTCCGGGAATACTGTGGTCGACGATCGCCTTGCGCACGTTCGCCGGGTCCCACTTGAAGCCGGAAGGCTGACCTGCGGCCGCCTGCGTGCTCAAGTACGTCTGGAGCGCGATGATCGCCGGGGCCAGCCCTTGCGGGCTCATGAACGTGGTAACGGGCCGCCCCAAATAAGTCTGGAGCTGCTGGATGGCTCCGACCATATCGTTGTGTCCGTTAAGGTGCCGGTTAACTACTGCGGGCATAACGCAATCTCCTAGTGAGGTCCGCCTGTGATGTTTACCCGAGGACCAACGTCGCCTGTGACGTTGCCGTCTTGGGGTGCCTGATTGCCTTGGGCTTGGGCTGCTGCCTTCTGTCCCATCGCTGCCTGCGCCTGTGCGGCGGCCTGCTGCTGGCGTTCCTTGAGCACGTCATCCGAGGGCACGATATCCGCGCCCGGCATGCCGATGCCCTCTGAGACTGTCCGCAGCACCTGCGCGCGACCTTCGGGGCCCATGATGCCCACGTCAATCGGGTTGGCGGTGATCTGCAAGAACTCGAGCTGGCGGGCGCGCTGCGTCTCGCGCTGGATCGCAACCGTCACGCCCATCACGCGAACGGTCTCTTCGCCGGTGAGGAGCCCCGAGTTGTCGGTCATCATGATGATGTCGTAGAGCCCCGTGAGGAGGGGCTCGAAGATGTCGCGGTCGATGTTTGCCGCAACGGTCTGCAAAATCTTCGACGCGTTGGCCATGAGCATAGCGAGGCCAGAGCTCGTGCGCCCCGCGCCGCCGGCGCTGTTACCCTGAAGGTAACGCGGGATCGCGGACAAGTCGTCGGCCATCGCGTTGATCTTGTCGTAGACCATCAACAGCTCTTGGGCGATCGAGTTGGGTTGGAAGAAGCTGATCGGCACCTGCGACGCGCCGGTGACCGGATCGTCCTCGATGTGCCAGCGCTTCCATGGGTACATCTGCTCGCCGTCTTCACCGGCAGCGAGGCGGCTGTCGTTGATCACGACTTGCGGGCCCGAGGCCATCGACATGTTGTTCAGCAGCGAGCGCAGCGTGCTGTTGCCCGCCTCCTGCATGTCCGCGATGATGTCGGTGAGGCCGTTACCCAGCGGGGTACCGGGCATCTTCTCGAAGCTGGAGATGAAGTAGTTGTGGCGCTTGCGCGGGCTCGGCGCGAGCTGCACCTTGATGATGTGCGTGCCGATCAGCCAGCACTGCACCATGTAGTCCCGCAGGCCGTCGGGGATCAGCTTCGCATCCATGCCCTGCTCAAGCAGCAGCCGGCCCTGAACGTTCCCGTTAAATTCCAAGCAGCTGATCATGCCGCTGTTGTTGAGGACCGGGTTCTCCCGGCTCTCCTGCACGGCGCGCTCGCTGTCGGCGTAGTCCCAGTTGTCGATGAGACCCCCGCGACCGTACTCGTCGAGCACTGCCCTGATTTCGTCGACGTCGTAGCCGGGGATGTCGAGGAGATCGTTCAGGTCGGCACGTGAAAGACGCGATTTTTCGATGATCGAGGCATTCTCGATATCGCTTGCTCCGGGCGTCCACCATACGTCGAACGGA